ATCCCTGCGGGTTGTCCATGAGCAGCGAGTGCCACTCGGGCTCGGGTCCGGCCCCGTCGCAGTAGTTCAGGTAGTCCACTACGGCCTGCCCGACGTCCGGCGGAATGCGGCCGTTCGGAAAGTGGGCGACTTCGTTCAGGATGCTCGCCAGTTGATCCTCAACGAAGTCCTTTTCCGGGAGGAACACGAGGACCATTTCGCGCCAAGCCTTCGTGGCGTCCAAGCCGGGATTTTTGCCTTCGTAGTATCGCTGTGCCATTTTTCACCCCATCCAACTTCCTGCGCCGCCGCCGTACCGCCCGCCCTCCCGCTCCTCCGCACTTACCGGCGGCACGTGGGCGGCGAACGTCAACGCCAGCGCGTCACCGCGGTCGGGCGATGCCACGCCGCGCTTCGCCATCGACTCCTTCGCCTCGATCACAAGCTGGTCCGAGCGGTTCAGGTGCGAGCCAGGCGCGGTCAGGTCCGTCTCAAGGACCACGTCATCCGCCGGGATCGCGCCTCGCTCGAGCCACGTTTTCATCCGCTCCCACATGTACGCGCGCATGTTCGCCTGGTGGCGGTCGGGAGACGGCGCCCCGAAGTTGACCTCTTGAATGTTGTCGAAGCGTGTACGGAGTCGCTCAACGTAGGGGGCGCCGTACGCGGAATCAACGAACATCATGGACACCCGGTGTCCCGGCCGCTTGTCGCCGAGGATCTCGGAAAGTTTCGCGAGGATGGCGCTGCGCTCCTGCGAGTGCTCGCCGGGGATGGCGATCGGCGGGATCGACCGGGCGTCCAGCCCGCGGCGGAACCATACGATATTCCACGCCTGGCCGCCGCCAGAGACGTCGAAACCCGCCACCAGCGGGTCGTCGGGGAATGATGCGGCCGCCCGCACTTTCGCCGCATCTACACGGTCCTGGTCGATAAACTGGAGATCGCCGGCCCGCGGAGCGATGCCTTTGACGCGCACGCGGACGAAGTCGGAGTCCTCGCCGTAGTCGGCGATCCACTGGTCGATCGTCCCCTTGTTCGTGAATCGGCTTTGGCGCGAATCGATGCACCGGACGTTCCACCGGTCCCGCGCCTTGCCGAAGCACACCTCGTAGAACCGGCCGCTCTTCCTCGCCGGCTGGCCCCATGCGAACCATAGCGGCTCCCCGTCTGTAAGACCGCCTTGTGCGACGTCCCAGATGCCGTCGGGGATGTGGCTCGCCTCGTCGAACATGTACCAGCTCGAGCTGGTGCGCGCGTGCTGGCCGGCGAACGACTGCGCGTTCTCCTCCTTGCAGGTCTGAGCAACGCATTTCCAGTCCTCGGGGCTCGTGCGCGAATAGATGCCGGCGGCCCTGATGTGAAACCAATGCGCCGTGATCGACATCCGCATCCACTTCTGGATGGCGGCCCAGGTGCGGCTCTCGAGCTGCGGGTAGGTGTTCGCGGTGACCGTGCCGATCGAGTACGGCCTGGTACTCAGTACCCAGCAGGCAATCATCGCCCCAAGCGTGCTCTTGCCCGTGCCGTGGCCCGAGCTGGCCGCCATCAGAATCGGCGCTACCGGATCCTGGCCGTTGAATCGGCGCTTCGCTACTTCGCGCCCGAGGTCGAGCAGGAACTGCTGCTGGATCGGATCAGGGCCGGGCTCCTCGGCGAGCGGCTTGTGAGGCTCTCCCCAGGGGAAGGCGAACTTCACGAAGCCCAGAGGATTGGCGTAGAACTGAGCAATCTGCTCGGCGAGTTCGACATCAACTGGCGATGCTGCCGTCATTCGGTGTCATCTCGAGCAGGCGCTTCCGGCCGGCCTGCAATCGATCGATGATCTCGAGCGATCCCGTCACCTGCGTTTCGGTGCGCTCGCGGTAGAGCGCCGGACGGAAGCGTTTCAAGAGCGCCAGCAGGAGCTGGTCGGAGTACTCGACGTCGTAGAGGATCTTGCGGCCGTGCTTCACCGGGCGGCCCTGGTGAAGCACCATGCTCTTGACGCCCTCGCGTGCCCGCCGCACGGCCTCGTCCTCGAGCGTCTGCGCGGCCTGGTCCTGTACCGTCTCCCAGGCTAGGCGATAGACCGCGTCGGACTTCAGCCATTGATAATGCAGCTCTGGCCGGATCTTCGCAGCACGGCCGGCGGCGTGGACGGACGCGGTTGTGCGGTAGGCGGCGATGAACGCGCGCTTCTTCAGGAAGCTCTCGTTCTTCTTCGACTTCGAAACCTCAGGCACGCTTCAGCTCCCAGACCCGCGGGGGGTTGGTGTTCGTCTCGTGATCGTGGATCAGGGACTGCGGGTTGCCGTGGCCGCGTCGGGCCTGGTGGTCATCGCCGAAGCTCAAGAGGTTGATCTGGACGACGCGGCCGTCGCGCCGGCGCACCACCTCGGCGTTCGGCGCCCGCTCGAGGGCGCACGCCCGGTGTGAATCGACAAGCTCCATGCCGTAGCGGGAGTAGACCGGGGTTTTTTCGGGGAAGGATGCGGGCGTAAATCACCCAACGAGGAAGAGCATCCGTCTATTCTTTGGCACTGCCTGTGGCCGGACGGGCGGCCGATGTGAAAACGAAAAACTGACCTGTTGGTTTAGTGTATATTCACGTTGCAATGACAGTCAAGGAGTTGGCCCGCCAGGTCCAGTAGCGGCCGCGCCGCGTCCTTCCTCGCCGCCCGCGTCTCATGGCACTTGCGCCGCCAGGTCGCCAGATCATGACGTCGATGATGGAGCCGGCAAAGGGCCTCGAGGTTGCCCTCGTCGTTGTTCGCCGGGTTCTGGTCGAGGTGCGCGACATCGAGCCGGGTGGCCCGCCCGCATCGCCGGCAACGGTGCCCGTCCCGTGCGAGGATGCGAGGGCGGGTGACCGTGCGCCAGCGGTGGCCGTAGGGCGTCATAGCGGGTCCATTCCTGCCTCGGCCGCCCGCTCCCGCCATTTCGTGATATCGGCTCGCATGTGTAGAAAGCGTGCCCCCACGCGCAGGGTCATCAGATTGATACGGCCAGGCTCGTCGATCATCGGATTCGCATCCCAAACGGGCGAATCGATCCATTGCCGGAAATACGCCCCGATCAACTGCACGTCACGAGCGGTAAGCGTGTCGTCGCGCAGGTAGCGTTTTATCGCGGCGGCAAGCTCGCCGCCCGTCTCGTGCATCCAGTACTTCGGCGCTTCCGGACTTGAGGGATCAGGACGGTTCTTCATAGCGGATCGAGCCCCAGTGCAGCAGCGAAACGCATCAGAGATTGTGCCAGTGCCGTCTCTCCTTGCTGCAATGCCGTGCCCGTCGACCGCCCGAGCAACTGGATGAATTGATCGAGTTCCTCGCGGGACAATTCCAGCCGGAACCGATTTTTACCCAGCTCTAGAAGCACCACTCTTTGCTACTCTAACGAATCGCGGCGGCGCCTCCCCCCGGAGCCGCCGCCGCAAGCGATGGATAACAACTCGTGACGAAACCAGAATACATCAGCAAGCGCCGAGCCGCCGAGGCCCTCGGCATTTCTCCACGCCGACTGCTTGAGCTTTCGCAGTCCGGACGGATCAAGCGGCACTACCATAACGACCCGCAGACGCACCGGCGAGCTGCGGTGTTCGCGCGCCCCGACGTCGAGCGCCTGGCCGCCGAGCGGATCCAGGCCGCGCCTCAAAGTGCGGCGAGCGTTGCGATACCTGGCGGAACCCTGCGGCCATCATCGCAAGCTATCGCACTTCCAGCGCTCGAAGCGCCCGCTCGCCCCTGGCTCACCGTCGACGAAGCCGCGGAGTACACCGGCCTGCCGGCGTCGTTCCTCTCGGCGAGGATCGTTGACGGCAAGCTCGCCGCGCTCGACGTCGGCGTGCGCTCAGGCGGCCGCTGGCGCGTCAATCGGCGCGATCTCGACGCGATCGCCGGGGAAGCCTTGGCGAACAAAAACCGTAATTTAGGTTAAGGTGAGTCTAGACGTACTAGTTCAAGGCTCGAGGATTGCCGTTCGACGCCGAATCGGCATAACGTGGTACTCGTCCTTCTGATTGCAGGCTGTGTGTTCGTCCGCTGCTCCGGCGGTGTGTGGCCCGCTGCAAAAAGTAAGGCATTCATTTCACCGGGAGGTGAACTGTGTGCTACCTTGTTGCTGTCCGGTTGATCGCCGGACTGTTTAACGGTGGAAGCGGCGGCCGCGGTTCTGTCCCACAGAGCCATCGGATAGCGGTCGTCCTTCCCCTGCCCTCTTTATCCGAGAGGGGGAAGCGCGACGACTAAAACAGCCCCAACCCGAGCCCGAGAAGTTAACAGACCCAACAACCTTTTCCCGACGCTCCTACTCCGAAGCTACTCGAAAATCAGAGCCGTAACTAGTTTGTACTTCAGAATGTTAGAGGGAAGGAAGCATGGTTGCTTGGCTGTTTTGGCCCTGCAACCAGACTTACAGCCCGATCATGGCGGCTGCGTTCCCGCGAAATACATTCGCTCTGCGGATATAGCGCCTCAAGACTCCGAGGCATCGATGGCCGGTATGGTTGGCGATCGTCAGCTCCCCGACGCCGGCCTCGGCCGCGGCGGTGATGAATCCCGCCCGCAGCGAGTGACCACCGTATTCACCGGGATCGAGGCCGAGCAGCTCGACGGCGCTTTTGACGACCTGAGACACGGCGTCTCCCCGCTTCATCGGCTCGCCTTCATGGCCCTTGTCGAACCGGGTGAACAGCGGTCCCGATTCGACGCCGCGGATATCGAGCCACGCCTCGAGACACCGCACCGGGCAGGTTTCCTTCCGCTTGCCCTTTGGCAGGCCGATATGCCGGCCCCGGCCAACCTGGTCCTGTTTCTCCCGGCGAACCATCAGGATCAGCCCCTCCGGACAGAATTCCACGTCTTCCAGCGCGAGCGTAACCAGATTCGACCGTCGAAGCGCCGACAGGAAGCCTATGACCAGCAGGGCGCGGTTGCGGATCGCAATCGGTGTCCCTTGTTTCGTCAGGTGCGAGCAGATCTTCCGGAGGTCGCCAACGGACAGGGCGCAGACCTGGCGCGGCCGCTCCATCCGAATCCGCTTTGCGCCCGTGAGCAACTCGCGCACGTTCGTATCGACGGGCGATGTGTGGCCGCCGGCCCGGTGATGATGCGCGATCGCGCTGGTGCGCCGGCTCGCCGTACTAACCTTTCTGCCGCGCATCAGCAAGTCCGTCAGGTAGAGGCACACTGTCTCCGTCGTGGCCGGGAGGTATGGCCGCTCTCTGCTCTCCGCCCAGCGGCGGAACATCGTCCAGTCGTGGCCGTAGCCGTAGATCGTGTTGGGAGCGTGGACCCCTTGCTTCAACCGGGCGCATTCTGCATGGAGATCTGGAATTTGGGGGGGAGGTTGCAGTTGCATCGCAACCGCAAATGTAAAGACGTTCGGGGTGTCAGCGAATCGGGAGTTGCCCTGCTAACCCCGCTACAAGCCTCGCATTATAGCGGGGTACGAGACGCCCGGCCACATGCGAGACATGCATCGATCAGGCCGCCCCCCGGCTGCCGGAAAGACTCATCGCAGGGCCACGATCCGCCAAGATTATTACCCTGCCACAAGTTGAATGGACGCCGGAAAAGGCTACCCGCCCTCCAGCATAAAGCCTTCCCAGCGTTCCTCCAAGTCCCATATTGTTCTTAATTTCACGAGAGGACTGATGAACGTGGAACTAGCCCCCGAATCGAATCAGCAGGCTTCCCAGACACGGCACACCCGCCGCTGCGCCGACTGCCGGCGCGAGTTCGGACACCACCAGGAGTATCAGGGTAGCCCCCGTGGCATCGTCTGCCGGAACCGGCGGGAGTGCGCCGAGCGCGCCGCCCCGGTCAACGGCCGCCGCGGAAAATTGTATGTACATACAATTTCCGGCCCCTTCCGGGAGCCTGACGCCCGGCCCATCGGGGGGAGATTGAAATTGTATGTACATACAATTTCCAAAGCGGTCTCCGGAGATGCACGGTGACCGATCATCAGCATAACGTCAAGCTTATCAAGCAGATGGGTGGCCGTGAAGGCTACAACCCCATACCCCCAGACCAGCACCGGTGGACGCGGGGGAAGAAACGGGGGCCGCTTTACCGGTTCTGGGGATGGATGTGCGACCACACGCTTTCCTATGGGCACCGCTCGCCCTATGCCGTCGACGAAAACGGCAGCGAGCGCCACATCGAGCACGCCGCGGCCGACCTTGAGATGGACCTCGCGAACGCCTATCTCTACTGGCGGAAGGGCATCAATCTTGGACTGTGGCGCAACGGAACGGCCGCGGAAGGAAAACGCCGGATGTTTCTGTGTGGTGAGGTCATCCCGAAGATCGACGAGGACGACGAGGACGAGGGCCAGCCTACCACCGGCCTCCCGCCGTCGATCATCGCAAAGGTGAAGGAATGGTCGGCGGAAACGCAGCGCGAGTTCTGGGCGACCTGGGCGCTCCGAAAAACCGTGCGCGACACTTCTCTCCGCGAGTTGATGGCAGCTGCGCGGGAGATTCTTGACCGTGACGACGACGAGCATCTCAAGACATGGGGGCTTCAGCGGACCCGGCAGGAGCACAACCCGAAGAACATGCCGCCGGAGGAACTGCAAGCACGGCAGGAGCGGATCCAGAAAATCCTTCCGGACCTGGAGAAGCATGTACAAACAGTACAAGCCTTCGTACAGCCCCAGGAATCAGCGCCGTACAACGGTGGGTACAACGCTTCTGTGGCGGCCGCATCATTATTGAATACAGAGAAAGACAGAGAACTACTAGAGAACAACAACAACAGAGCCGATGTGCCGCCTCGCAGCAGTCCGCTGGAAGAGGACAGCGCCGTTGTTGTTGTTGTTCTCGAGGCACTCAGCAGCTACGGCCGAACGACCGAAAAGGCCGCCCGCTCATTCATCGATGAGTGTCGGCGGGCCAAACCAAACTGCTCTGCCGAAGAAATCACAAGAACGACTCATGAACTGGCTGCCGGCATCAACCGTGGTACGAGGAACCCGGTAGGCATGCTGCTGAAACAGGTCCCCGAGGTGTTGAAAACTCTCAGAAGGGCGGCACCGCCCATTGAGTCAGATGAACAGCGGAAGGACGGCGAGGCGGCTTACGTGTTGGCACACCCCGGCGAATTCGATGCCGAATCAATCGAATGGGCTAAGAAACGTCGAGATGGACCGCCCTGAAAGCACGTTCCTCAATGCGGATATCCAGATTCTTTTGCGCCCACTCTGCAACCAGCGGCAGATTCTGCGATGGCAGCACATGAACGTAGCGGGAACCGTCGTGCCATTCGATCAGTATGGTTCCAGGTCTGAAGTGGGGAATCTCGGCATTCAGTTCAGCGTATTGTCCCGGCCGCCAGTGCTGATCGTGGGCGATCAGGAGAAGACGTGGTTGCAAAGCGCGCTCGATCCAACGGCAAAACCCGCGGGCGAACAAATCCGATGTTGGCCAGTCATTCTCCGACGCATAGAACATCGGCTCGTCCCTGTCGGCGTCATCGAGCGGCTGCAGGTTCCATTCGTAGTAATGCGCCGTGAGTTTCCCATCCACCCACATCCCCACTCTCATGAGGTAGGAATCGCCGCGCGCCTTCCCAGGCACGGCGCGCCAGCGGAAAAGGACTTCGCAGAGTTCGAAGTTGGGAAAGACGACGCGGAACTCCGCCGACTGGGGGCTGGGATCAATTTCAGCGACAGAAACCGTGCGCCACTCGTAGTGTCGCTGGCGCTCCAGGCGCCGCCTTTCAACCCTCTGCCGTTCGGCTTCCTTCGCCGCGGCGTCTTTCCGGTACGCAGCTTCGCGAGCCTTGGAATATTCCGCGCGGCACTCAGAGCAGACCATTCCTTCGATCGTTCTAGCGTTCGGGGCGTCTCCGCGGCGTTCCCCCCGAAGCTGAGACAACAGGATCTGACGGCGTTTCCGATCAAACTGCTTGCGGGCGTGTTCCTCATCGGCGGGCCAACGCTGCGCGTATTGGATTTCCCGTTCACACGCGAGGCACGGCCCAGAAATCGTGGATACTATGTACTCTGTCGCGGCCAGCGACGGGAAAACGCGCTTCTCTTCAGAAGTAGAGAATTCCATTTATCTCCTCGAAGTCTTGCGGGTGCGGCGGAAGATCGAGGAGTCGTCCCCGCCGCTACCCCGCAAACCAGTGCGCCCGGTCATGACTCCGGACAAACGAATTCTACCGCGCGAGTACAAAAGACAGGAGGGGGCAGCTTGACCCCCGATGAACTCGCCCGCGAGATCGCCCGGTGTGACGCCGAGATCGCCGCGATGGAGCAGCAGCCCCCCGGCGCGCCGGCGTACCTCACCACGCTCGGGATTGAGGACTGGCGTCGGGAGAAGCAGATGATCGAACGCGAGGCGGCCGGGCGATGATGATCCACGATCACTTCGAGGGCTCCGCACGTTGCGTCGAGTGTGAGGGGAATTGTCGGCTCACCGGGGATGATCTGGCTGTGACCACGCTGGTCCGATACGTCTTCGAGTCGGCAGCGTGGACGCATCGGCATCTGGGCGGTCTAGAGGTGCATGGGATGGAATGCCTGGGCGTCGATGTGAGGCGCTTCGAGCGACGAGCAAAGGAACCTTTTGCGACTCCCAACCCCGTAGTCCGAGAATTATGACGAAGCTCACCAAGATCGTAGTCCGCGAAACTGACGTCCATGAGCGCTCCAGCGCGTTGATCATCTCGCTGCACCCCAGATACCTCACCGTGCGGCTGAAGGGCACCAGAGAGGCTGTAAACGTCGACTATGGGGCTATCCTCGACCTGGGCAGGAAGCTGGCGTACCGGCGGCAGGCGTCGTGATGATCCGCCGCTGCTGGTCTGGCTTGCGGTAGGCTTGGTCTCGTGGCTGCTGAAGTAGATTCTCCACCCGTCCCGTCTGCCGCCACCATCCGCCGGGCACCGAAACCTCCCAAAGTCAAGGTCAAGACGGGCCGGCGTCCGAAGCCCGTTACCTGCGATCGGTGCAAACAGGAATTTGTGAGCGCGACCGAAGCCCGCGGGCACGAGTGCTCCAATCCGAAGCCGATGGGCCGGCCGCGGAAGACGGCCGCGGCCGCGGAGCCTGCGCCTTCAAACGAGGGAGCAAAACCGGAAGCGCCGCCGTTCGCCGAGCCGCCGCACTCGAAAGGCTATACGCGGATCTTCGTGGACGAGCACGGCGCCGACCTGGCCGTGCCGATCACCGAAGAGACGGAGATGACGCGCCGCCGGCCGGCACGGGAGCCGGCGGCGCCCTCCGTTGACCTGGCGCTCCCGGCCGATGTCGAGCAGCGCCGGATGATCGACGAGTACGGCGAGTTGGACAGGCGGATGCAGCTCCGCGCCTCGGACGTGGCCCGGTATGAGACGCTGAAGCGGGCGATCAAAAGCTGGTTCGACGGCGCGCCACCGGACGCCGACGGCACGGTCGAAGGCGAGGTCTACCTGCTGCACCTGTCGGCCCGCGAGCGCGAGCGCCGCGTCCGCGATATGCGCGAGCTGCTCGAGGTGATCGGGCTGGACACGCTGCTCGAGCTGGCGACGGTCGGCCTTGGCGTGCTCGAGGACCGCATCGGCAAGTCGCGCGTCGAGGCGCTCGCTGTCGAGGCGCGCACGGGATCCAGGCGGATCAAGGCCGTGCCGAAGCACCCGGCGGGGATTCAATGACGCGCGAAGAGATGCTGCTCCGGTTTGGGTTCTACTGCGGCCGTATCGGGCGTCTCCTCGGTGACAACAGCTATGCGGAGCGCTGGCACGGCAGGGCGCATGAGTTGACCGAGGTCGACTACATGCGCGAGACGACCGAGATCCAGGGGCACCTGGTCGCCGCCGGCCTGCTCGGTCCCGATGAAGATCCCCTACGAGGCGTTGCGATGAAACGCATGATCGGCGGTATCTTCGTCGGTATTCTGGTCGGCTCTGTCGCAGGTCGACTCCAGATGCTTCTGCCCCCATTTTGGAGCGTAGTCTTCGCGTTTGTTATTTCGCTCGTGGTCACGTTTTGGGCGATCTCCAGCATGCGCGAACTGGACCGGCGGAAGCGAGTCATCGACGAGATCCTCGCGAGTCTGGCAAATACCCGCGAGTCGCCGGCGCGCAAGGATTTAGGGCTTCCGCTGCAATAGCCGTTAGGGGAATTTGGGTTTTTTGGGGAAATGATCTCCCGGCCAAGTAAGGGTTTTTGGAGCACCCGCTCGCCTCGCGCCCGCCTCTAATTTCGCCCCTACGCACAACAGCCGGCCCGACTTGCGCGCCGCGCACCCCGCCTACGATGCCCGTTTTCGCGTATTAACCGCCGCCCCGTCATGCGCTTACGCCGGGTTTTGGTTTGCGACGAAGGGGGGTTGGGAGTCGCAAAAGGTGCTGTTTGTGCAGAAAATCCAGGGTGGCGAAAGTCTGTGCAAACTATGAACTATAGCCTCTGCACCAAAAAGAGGTAATTGTGGTGCGGCTAACCGGCAGGGTCTAGGAGTTGCAGATTCAACAACTTTTGGGGCGATTCGCAAAGGGTTTGTGGTGCGGTCATCCGCCGGTGTTCACGCGCAGAAGCGGTGGCAGAACGGCTGGCAAAATGGGCAAACGGGCGAAATCGCCGGAAGCTACTACGCCGCCGTTTTGAGGGCGCGGATCACCATGCCCATCGACAAACCCAGCTCCGAGCAGATCTGGCGATGCGACTTGCCGAGCAGCTTCAGATTGCGGACCTGGTCCCGGTCGAGGACAAGCCGCCGCCGGCCGAGCTGCACGCCGCGGCGCTTCGCCGCCTTCAGGCCGGCCGCCACGCGCTCGCCGATCATCGACCGCTCGAACTCGGCGACGGCGGCCAGGATGTGCATCAACAATTTCGATGTGGGGCTGGCCTGGTCGGTGTCGATCGACTGGCTAATCACCAGGAACCGGACGCCGTAGTTCTCGAGGAGCCGCAGATGCTCGAGCAGGTTTACGACGCTGCGGCCGAAGCGGTCGACCTTCCAGACCATGACGCAATCGAAGCGGTGGGCCCGCGCATCGCGCATGAGTTTGTCGAGCTGCGGCCGCGATGCCTTGCTGCCAGACCAGCCCGTGTCGACATACTCGCCGGCTACGCGCCACCCGCGGCGCTCGCAGTACTCGCGACACTCATTCAGTTGGAGGGCGCAGGATTGGTCGTCAGTGCTCACGCGGGCGTAGACCGCTACCAAAGGCGGGATTGGTACAGTGCTCATGGGGCTAGCATAAGATATCCGGAATGCCGCAGCCACGCTACAACGACGCTCTGCAAGCCTTCATTAAGCAGTGGCGGCCGAACGATCCCGAACTCGATAAGCGATTTCTCGACGATGTGCGACAACTCCTCGCGGCGGTATTGAAGCCGCCAGCCAACGTCTTCGAGGTCGAAACCATACTGTCACCGAGCGGTGGCAAGGTCGTTCTGAGGCTCGGCGACTACGAGGCGCAGCTCGACCCGCTCGACGCCCAACACCTGGCGCTCTCGCTCATGGAAGCTGCCACATCGGCCCGCACGGAGTCGTTCCTGTTCCGGTTTCTGCTCGAGAGAGTGGCATTCCCACACGATCACGCCACGCTGATGATCGGCGAGTTCCGCCATTACCGCGCCGAGGAAATGCAGAAGGAGTGGGACGGCGACTTCGAGAAGCGTTCGGTGCCTTTGGGCGGCGAGGCGAAGGCATGAGAAGCCGCCGCGCGATCGAGAATCAGCTTAAGCACTTTCAAAACGGATGTCCCAACGCCGGGACCGAAGAGAACGAGATCTGGATTAAGGCGCTCGAA